GCGAGCAACTCAGCAGCGCGGACGTTGACCTTGTCGTCGGAAACTTCGATCTGCTCTTCGAGCTTCTCGACCTTAGTCTCAAGCTCTTTGACTTTCTCGGTCGTTTCGACTGCTGATTCTTGCTCGGCAGCAAGCTCGGCGCGGAGTTGAGTGATTGTCTCGGCATGGCCGCTGAGTTCTCCGATGAGTGCGTGGGCGGTGGTAAGGTCAGCGCGGAGAGAATCGTTTTCAGCGATGGCCGATTCGATCTTGAGTGCTTCGTCGTTGCCCGGGAATAGTTTAGAGAGGATGCTCATGCCCTTGGCTGGCGTGTCAAATTGCACGATCTCATCCGCGAACTTCCGCTCCATGGCTTCGGCTGCGCCCATCCATGTTTCCGCTTTCATCAGCTCGCGCATTTCGTCGGGATCTCCGCCGGTGCGCTTGGCATAAATACCGGCGATTTCTTCGGAGATTTCCTCCAGCAGTTTCGCCGCGCGGGCATGCGCTGCGCTGTCACCGGCGACCGCTTGGCTAGCTTCGTGAATCATAATGCGTCCGCCCTCGACGATCCGCACCTTGTTTGCGGCCATCAGGATCACGCTGCCCATCGAGGCGGCCAGCGTGTTGACGGTGGCGATGATCTCGACGCCACGCCCGCGCATCTGCATGAGCGAGTTGTAAACGCGGTATCCGTCGAGCACCGATCCGCCTGGCGAGTTGATCTCGATCTCCAGTGTCTCAAGTGCATCGTCGGCGGAGCATTGAAGCATTCCAAGCATCACATTCTCAGCCACGGCTTTCTGACCGTAGCTGCGTTCGATGTCGGCGATCAGGTCATCCGCGCTCCATGGCGTGACTGCATCATTTAGCCGCACCTTGGCGACTCGGTTTTCGATGGTGAGGAGTTTCATTGTTCAGTAGGTGGGGTGGGGTTTGGTGCGCCAAATGGCGATTTTGCACCGCCGGGCTGGGCAAGGGTGATTGGGCGGCGGAATCCTTTGTCTTCTTTCCATGCCCCGCGAACGGCTGGGGACATGTTCGGAAGTCCTGCTTCCTTGCGGAAAGTTTCTTCATCCATTTCGGCAGGTGTAATTGCACCTGCTCGAACTGCTACGCCGTAAGCGTCAAACTTGGATTTGAGATTTTCAAAACGCAGACGCTCATCATTTCCATCGTCGTGATTTTCATCATCATCAACTGATGGCGATGGTGTTTGTTCAGCCATTTCATTCGGCGTGAGCATTGCCATCTCACGGTCACTGACTGGCACGCCGTAAATCACGGCAGCGTCACGGGCTGCCAGTTTGCGAAGCGCGACTTCCTGCGCCCGCTCGGTGTAGTGGGCTTCCAAGGTCTTGCCGCGCATCGAGACGATGTCGCGTAGGTTGGCTGCGCCCATCTTCCAGAGTGCTTCCAGCTCTTTCGTGATCCGTCCATCGTCGATCGTGAGCTTCGGCGGGGTCGAGAACTCCCACTGATACCAGTCCGCAGACTGCGGGAGGTCGCCGCGCTTCATCGCCTTTGCGATGGCATAGCCACAAAGCCGTTTCGCCGCGTAGAAGAGCAGGTCTTGCCGATCCTCGACGGAGCGTTGCGCCATGGCAATCTCGGTGCGCTGCGCCGTGCCGCCCCCGGCTACGTGTCCTTCATAAAGCGCCATCGGCCAGTTGAGTCCGGCGAACGCGCCTTTCAGTAGGCGGTTGTGGAAGTCGAGGAAGGGGTTGCCGGGGCGGTTGTTCACCAGCGTCTCAATCTTCCCGCCGCTGTTGCTTCGGAAATAGCGGACTGTGCCACCGTCCAAGCTCTCAACGGTCATGCCTTTGCATGATGCGGTGTCGCCGACGAGCGCGTTGTATGGATCATCCAAGTCGGGACCGCCGTTGTCGTTGTATTCGACGAGCGAGATGCTGCTCATTTGGAGCATCGCCAAGCGTTCCCACTCGGTCGATTGGATCATGTCCCGGCAGTCGTTGATGCAGTGGGTCAGCGCGGTCAGTCCGCGTGCTTGATATTGATATTCGGGGTCGAACAGGTGGATGACGTTCTGCGCGGGTAGCCACTGATCCAGGTCGCCTTTTTTGTCGCAGAACGCATATTCTTTTGCCTCGCCGCTCGGGAAATAGGTGATGCCGTCCTGCAGCATAGCACCGCGATACATTTGCCCGTCGGTAAATCCACGCGGGGTCGCGATCCGGTGCGACGGTATGCCTTGGTATTGCGGAAATCCTGTGTCCGTCTCAGTGAGCAGAATAAAAATTTCACCATCGACATCGATACTCGTCGAGAATCCGAACAAGTTGGTCTTGAGGTCGTGCATGCCTCCACGCCCATCGCCAATCGGATAAAAACTGTCGATCAGAAACTTGGTGGCAACTTTACCGAACGCCTCATCGCCGCCAGTGTAAATTGGGACGAACGCTCGCCCGACGGTATACATGCCGCGTTGGTTGATCGCATTCTTGATCGGCCCGAAATTTAAATAGATGCGCCGAGCATGACTTTGCAATGTCACGCGATCCATCGCCGGCACTAGGTCACTGATGTCTTTTTTCTCGACCGGCTCATACGGACGCAGACGTGTGTCCTGCGCCGCTCGTGCTGCCTTGTAAGAAACCTGCCTGCCGAATTGGTCGAGTATTGCCATGATGTCCGTTGTTAAAATCGACCGAGCGACCGGCTACTGCTAGGCACAAATCCATTGCTCAAATATTCCATAGCCATCCGCAGTGCGGTCTGCCGCTCTGTTTCGTTCAGCCCGACTAGCTTGGCCATCGTGACTCCGTTTTTAGTGGCGGAAGTGATGCTGTCCATGCCGCCCTTTGTGAGCGCTCCACCCATCGCCGCGTCGAATGCAGTCTTGATCGCAGCAATCCTCTGGGGGTTGCACTGGGCGTAGTGGAATAAATTTCTCGCGACTTCTCGGACGTTGGCAGCCATCGACTAGGCCGCCATGTCAAACATCGAAGCCAGGGATGATCTTCAGCATAAGCGCCGCCACGATCTGCATCGCCTCCACGTCCCACGCGTGGTTGTTGTTCCGCGTCCGCGTCCAGCGATACTCGACCTGCTTGGTCTTCGAGTTGGTGACCTCCTTTTTAATCTCGCTGTCAATCTGCTTGAGGAAGTCCACCGACACATCATCTGGTATGTCCCACGATCCAGCGATGCCGGTGCGGTGCGCATGCAGGATGTCTTTGATCCGGTCGCTCGCCCAGTGCGAGTAGCGAGCTTTGCCGCCGCCGGATGCGGTCGCATCTTGAAAGCGGGTGAACGGGCGGTGAATCACATCGCCATTCTGTTTTTTGTAGGCGAAACTTTTCTGACCGCTGCCGTGCAGTGCCGTCCAGTTCATGCGAGCGCATGCCGAATAAACTTGGTCAGTGTCATAGCCAGCATCGACGAAGACCATCTGTGGCTTGATCTGGTAGCGCAGCGCAAGGTCATGCACGCCGTCGAATGTCTCGATCCGTCCATACCAAAGCAGCATCGACTCTCCGCTTGCTCGCCATGCCCTGACTCCCGCCCAGAAGTGGTCGCGTTGTTTGTCCACGGTGAGGAAGCGGTGTGCCTCATCCTCAATCTTCTGCTTGTCGGTGTACTCGGCGACGAGGTAGCCGTTGCCGACCAGCGCCGATCGGTTGTCAGTCAAGTCCTCCTCCCATGTTTCTGCCAGTCGCTTCTGGATGAACTGCCGCAGCGGATCCACGTTGCCGACGCGCATCGCTGCCTTCGCCTCGATCCAGAGCAGCACGATCTCCCACAGTGGTTTCCGCCAGTTGGCCAAGACGTTGTAGTGGAATCCAACGTGCCCCGGCATGCCGACCGCGGTTGCCACATATTGACCGCCCTCGGCCAGCGCCCTCCTCGGTTGCGGTGAGTCCGCGCACGTCCAATCACAGTCAGCGTTGTCGCACTTGAGTTGTGCCATCTGCGCTCGCTCCAGCGGCTCGAGCGTCTCATCCTCGTAGCCGACCACGTTGCACCATTTCCACGGTTGTACCGTGCCGCAGTCTGGACAGGAAAAACTGAACTCACGCTGGTCAGAATGTCCCCATGCTTTGTCGAGGTCGTCGCCCTTCACACCTGCCTGCGAGAGGATAAAAAATTGCCTGTTCCACCGATCATGTAATCGACCTCGAGCTTCGTTCAACATGCCCGGTCGATACTGCCATGCCTCGTCACAAAATACGCGGCGCATCGATTTCGATTGCAGTCCGCTCAAGTTTGCGCCGGTGAGGAAGAGGCTCATCGAAGGAAAGAGGATTTCCATTTTCCGCTTCTTGTGCCGGTCGCGTGGTAGCAGGGCAGCGGTTTCCGCCGTGTTCATGATCGCATAATCCATCCGCGTCTCTGCCCAGTCTTTCAAGTCGTCATCGGTTTGCCCCACCAGCAGAGTCGGGCCAGGGTCTTCGGCGACGATGTAGCACAACCCGGCTTCCATGAATGTCGTCTTGCCGGTGCCGATGGGAGCGAGATAGACAACCTCTTTCACCTCGGGATCGGCGACGATGTTAAGCGGCTCTGTTTGCCAAGGTGCATTGACCGTCGAGTATTTCGGCGTTAGTCCGTCGAGGATAACAACGCGATCACTTGCCCATTGGGCAGGTGTTAGGTCGCTGGGTGGCCGGAAGTTTTTGAAAAATGCTCGTTTGATCCGGCGAGTTTTTTCCAAGAATTGCCGCTTGGATTCGCTGACTTTCATTTTTTTAAATACTCAGCCTGCGATACCTGGTTGTAGAGGCGACCTCGAGTTACCTCAGCAAGCTGGGCGATCTTCAACGGATCGTCGATGTAGGCGCGGATGCGGGTGCTTCCTTCGTAATCGTAGACCCAGAGCTGATTAGATCCGACCGGGTACATGTACGCGCAGACCGCATGACCTTTTGTCTCACCAGTTTTGAGCGATGTGTATTGGTAGAGTAGAACCTCGTTCCACTTGGTCGAGTTGCGCAGGCCGTGCCGCATCGTGATGGCGGTGGGCAAGCAGGAGTTGTTTTCCCACTCAACATATTTTTCGGGATTCTTCGGCGTGGTCGAGCAGCCTGCGAGCAAGAGTATAAATAAATATTTCATGGTATTTTGGTTATTAATGCGTCGGTAGTTCTCCAATGATTGGCGATTTGATTCGCTCGCCTTCATCGTAAATAATCTGGATGACCTGTGCAGATTTCTCTGCAATCAGTCGTTTCATGCCGGACGCATCCAGCCCCTCAAGCATCGGCGGCAAGTCTGCCTCCATCCGCTTTATCGCGTTCCGCACCACGGCTGCGATGCCATCCATGCCGTCCTCAATCTGGGCGATGGAACAATACCGCTCCTGCTCGACCTCCAGCGCGTAGCCTGCGCGGAGTGCATCAATCTGCACTTTGAGCGTCCGCGCGTCATTGTAGGTGCGGGCAGCTTTGACTTGCCGCACTAGCTCCTCCAGTTCCTGCGGGTCGCCGGTCGTGCCGCTGCGCTCCATGTGGCTCGCGCCCTCGGTCTTGCTCTTCTGCAGGAACTCGATGTAGCCGCGCACGCTGCGCCACAGGTCGTATTGGTTGCGCTCGGTCTTGAAGATGATTCCATCCTTGGCAAGCTGCCCGATGCGAGCGCTGGTCAGGTTGAACAAGCGGCAGAGCTGCGTGGTGTCGGCCTGCGCTGTCGCAGGCTTCGCCGGTGCGGCAGGCTTCGCGGCTTTCTTCGCTGGTGCTTTCTTCGCGCTCATGGGTTGGCTGCCTTCATCTCATCGAACGTCTTACCGCTGGCTTCGTGGATCGCCTGCTTGCCTGCGAAGTCCTGCCAGCGTTTGACGATGACGTCGCAATACTTCGGGTCGAGTTCCATCATGCGGCAGTCGCGGGCGGTCTTTTCGCAGGCGATAAGCGTGGAGCCAGAGCCGCCGAAAAGGTCGAGGACCTCGTCACCTGACTTGCTGCTATTTTGCAGCGCATGACAAAGCAGGGATACAGGCTTCATGGTCGGATGCAGCCCCTCGCGCTCAACAGGAAAGCGCCAAACTGTCTGCTCTTTGTTGCCGCCATACCATGACGGGCTTTGCCCCGCCTTGTGGCAGTATAAAAAAGCCTCATAATTTGGCTTATACTGCGCGCCCATCGCGTGAAAGCCTACGTTGCCCTTATCCCATATCAGCCAATTTCTAATCTCCAAACCAGCATCCCGTAACCCAGCTACGCTTTCCTGTGATCTATTGATTGCAAAGAACACATACATAGCAGCGCCCGCTTTTGACGACATGCTTGCGGCTGACATACTGTCTGCAAAGAGTTTGACTAGATCGTCGCCTCTTAGGTCGTCTGCCTTGATCATTTCCGCAGAGTTTTTTCCAGCTTTTTTGCCACCTGAATACATACTACCTTTGACGCCGACAAACGACACACCATAGGGCGGGTCAGTTAAAACCATGTCAGCCTTCCGCCCGTCGCAGAGGCGCTCAACCGCATCGATGCTGGTGCTGTCCCCGCACATCAGCCGGTGCCGCCCAAGCAGCCACACGTCGCCCTCGACCGTCACCGGGACGGCAGGAACCTCTGGCACGGCGTCGTCGTCGGTCAGGCCCTCGGATGGCTCGGCTAGGAAGTTGGCGAGTTCGTCGGCATCGAAGCCAAGAACGTCTAGGTCAAAATCCGCCTCCCTTAGCTCTGCCAACTCCAGCCCCAGCATCTCCTCGTCCCACCCGGCGTTCAGCGCCAGCTTGTTGTCCGCGATGATGTAGGCTCGTTTCTGCGTCTCGGTCAGGTGCGCCAGGCGGATGCACGGCACCTTGTCGAGTCCAAGCTTCTGCGCTGCCAGCACGCGACCATGACCGGCGATGATGCCGTTCTCGCCGTCAATCAAAACTGGGTTGGTGAATCCGAACTCACGGATGCTTCCAGCAATCTGTGCTACCTGCTCGGGTGAGTGGGTGCGCGTGTTGCGAGCGTATGGGATGAGGTCGGCGGTGGGTATCTGTTCGATTTTCATGCTGGAAAGTAAAACGGTTGTTTGATTTTTGGCTCATTCGGATTAAATGGGATGAGGCGGAAC